TCTGCTTACGTAGAATTAAGGCTGCAAGAGAATCTGTTGGAATGCTCGAACTGATAGGCTTTTCATCAATCCATCTTGCAATGTCTGCATGAGTAGCTGTTGACTGTCCTGGAGCAACACCGTAGATCAACCCTTCAATGTAGTCGTTTGCAAGAATCTGAAATCCGTTCTCGTTGTACTTGATTTCCACAGAATCATGTAACCGCCCAGAACTATTAACCGCCCCGAATTTGGTTATCTTCTTAGTCTTGATAGCCTTTTGAATTTCGGACTTTAGCTGTTCGGCAAAGTTTATGAGTATGATATTTTCGGAAGGACTTAGCATATTCCACCTCTTTTTTCAAATGATGTTTGTTCCGTTGTAACACGCTTTTTTAGTGGTGGTGGTGGCGGGTTTTTACACCTTGGAACTCCTTTCGATTCTTCTGAATCAGAAACCAACCACACAGCAAATACGAACTGAACCCAAAAAGATACGGAAGCCCAAAAAACAACTTTAATAATTTCATCTTCTAACATCCAACTTGAGTTTTGATAATCATCTGCAAGGAGTAACCGCTTACCCCTTCTAAGATTTGATATTGTGGTTCTGTTGTGATCTGAGAGAACTCAACATCATTCTCATAATCTGTAATCAACTGGTCAACGAAAGAATCAACAAGAGCATCCATCTCTGTGATGATTGCCTCTCGTTCCTCCTCGTCCTGTTCGCCTGAGTCTGCTTTAACAAATGAAAACAACAGAGTTGATGTACGTTTCTCAGGTTCAATCGGGTCTCTGTCTTGCTTGAACGGATAGAGATGGATTCTTGGATATGGTAGGCTTGATGAGTTGGCTGCATCAGAGTTCCTTCCGTGAATGAATGTTCCGGTTGGATTGACAGCGTTTGCCGTGTCTCTGATCATATTTAGAACCTGAGAGAATGTCATTGTTTCATTCTGTAAATACGTGTGACTCTTGCGTTCTTTCCTTGCTTCTTAATGCAGCAATGCTTGAACTTGACTCCAGAGCCGCAAGCGCAGGTTTCATTGCGTCCAATCTTCTGAATTACTTTACGCTCGGTCATTGCTTTCCTTTGTTGCTGATAAACTCATTGTATTTCCGTAGGTTCTCAACGTACTCGCTCTCAGTTTTATCCTTGAGTAACTTGGTGTAGATGACATTGGCCTCTGTCTCAAGGATGGCATCATACTTCGTGACATCTCCTTTCGCAATGGCATCGAGAGTAGCAAACCACGAGAACGCTTGTAGTTTCTCAATTCCTGCCGCGATCTCATTGTCATCTGCTTTTGATTCATAAAGGTCAGACCATCTCTCCGACCACTCATTGAATTGAAGAAAAAAAAATCCCAATATGCAAGAGCTTTCGGAACTGAGAGTCCTTTGATGTCAACACCTGTGTATGTCTTAACGATCAATTGTGCTGCTGCTATCTGAGGAAGGTCTGAATCTGTTACTCTTTTGAACTCCTGCTCACAATCAATCAACTTCTGCCATGTGTCGTTCTCAATCTGGACTTGAACAAAGTCAACTGGTAGTCCTTCCTTGAGTAGTTCGTCATTCCAGAAAAATGAGCATTGAGTCTCAATGAATGTTCTATCAGTATCAGACATCTCTGCAATGATGTGTCTCGGAATGCCTGTCAATGCTTCAAGAACTGAATTGAGTTCTCCGTCTGCTTGTAGTGCTTGGATGTAGTCAGTCCATTGAACATCGTTCCACGATTGCGGAATCCTCTTGATGTGAGGTTTGTCGTTGATGTTAACGGTTATCTGATACATACTACTCTGAAATTGTTACAAAGTAACGAAATAAATTAGCCAAATGTGCGAGATCGTATTTTTTTGGGGGTCTTTAACTCAAAGAACATTCTCATCATGATCATGTCTCTGTAATCAGGAGAACGTCCGATGTTCTCTTTGATTTTGGACTTTGGAAGCACTCTCAGTTTGCCGTCTTTGTCTAGTTCGTAGCTTTTCAACTGCTCCAGTTCCTCAATTATCTCGTCTTGTTGATTTCCTGTTATGTCTGCTGAAATATGGATTGCATTCTCATTGATTTTCTCTGCTAGTTTATAACAACATTGCGCCTGTAAATTAAAGTAGTTCTCATCTTCTAATGCTTTTGAACCGTTGAGAAATCCTTTTATTCCGCAATTATCAACAACTCCTCCTCCAACTCCGTCCTCATCAGCTATTGCGTTCTTTTTAGGTATCTGATGTTTTGATCTTAACGCTTCGATGGTTGTTTGAATCTCCGTTGTTTTGCTTACATCGTAGGAATAAACTTCAAACAAATCAAACCCGTTCCAAACGCCTATAACCGCATTGTCGCTTCCCATTCTTGCGATGTCAGCCGTTATGTATTTCTGTCCTTTTTCAATGTGGTCGTTCTTGAATATCGAGATTATATTGTCGTAATCGCAAAGCGCGTTCGGGTCATCATCATACTCCCAATTTCCAAAATATAGTCTTTGTTTACTGTTGTTGTCAAGACTAAGTAACGAATCAAGGTAAGATTGTGGGAGATGTGGATTGTCCGTTGGGAGTGCCTGGACAAACTTTCTATACGGTTTTATTTCTTTGGTCTTGTTTGGTTCGTAGAACTCTTTGTAAGTCCAATTCTTAGCCGGATTGCAACTACCCAATACCTTTGGAATAATTCCAAACTCCTTTAGCTTGTATCTACATCTGGACGTTACAATCTGCCATGCTTTGAAAACAACCTGATTGCACTCGTCAATAAAAGCTCCGCAAATCTCAAGAGAACCAAGGCTGTCAAAGTTCGGGTCTGATGGATAGAGAAACAAATCCTTGAGTAATATTTGACTGCCGTTGTTCCAATAAATGATATTGGCCTGTGCGTTATAGGTAAACTGATTCTTAATGTTCAGTTGAGAACATAGTTCAAAAAACGTGTTGAGCGTTGTTTCTTTTAGTGCTTTAAGTTTTGAACGCCCCATCAACCAACGTGAGCCCTCATACTTTTGACACATCTCGATAAGCCATAGACAACCTAGTGCCGTCTTGCCGCCTCCTGCATTTTTGCCCCCTCACAATTCAGCAAGGGGGCGAACAAGCCGCGCCACCATACAGGATCTCTTTTGTTTCAAGATCCTTCAGGTAGAACACGGCATGTTCCTGTTTCGGTAAAAGTTTCAAATTGATATGTGTTTCCAAACCTTTCGGTTTCCTATTTTCCTAACTGTGCTAATATGTATTCCATACTCAGTAGCTAACTCCCTTGTTGATTTAATCTTTGTGTCATACTCGCTCCTTATTCTCAGCACATCCTCTTCCTTTAGTTTTGAGAATGGATTGTTCGACCCGTTATTATCTTCAAGCCCCAAAGCAAACGAATGTTTTTTGTTTTCTGATTGCGTGACCCATTCCAAATTACCAACCCGATTATTTGCCTTATCTCCGTCTATGTGGTTTACCTGTGGTTTGTCGTGCGCGTTTGGTATAAATGCCTCCGCTATTAGCCTGTGAACCTTCCTAGTAACTAACCTACCATCAACAAATAATCCAACCCTCTTATACCCTTTCTTGTCGGTTGCTGGTTTGAGTATTGCTCTTTTGCCAGCGTTCCTCCAGTTGTAAGTTATTACTTCCCCACGTCTATTTACAAAATAATTAGTTCCCGATACTCTAACCTCTGCATTTTCCATACACGAATATACGAAACACATTAGATTTATGCATGATTGCCGCCCTTTGTTTAGGAAGTAGATTCATTTGGTTTGATTCCTGTTCCTAGCGAAACGATGTTGATGTTTTCACCGTTGGTTGTTACATCCAGTTTGCTATTGTCTGAGTACTTCTTTGGATTCATCTTAGATAGTGCCCACTTTCGAGCATCAACGCGCAATCGTGAACGCTGTATGTTTTCATGGTTGACCTTTTCTAATCCATCTTCCCCGATGGTAATGTCGTTTACTGCTTCATCAGCAATTGTGATTATCTCGTCAAACATTAAGTTAGCTCTGATTTCACTCGCGCGCGCGTATTGCTCCGCCTTATTCACATCGTTACCAACGTACTCATAGAAAGTTGTACTTGATACTGTGTCAGGCAATTTGCAAGCATCACGAACAGACATCCCTTCTCTGATGTGCTTCAGTACGTTCTCAAACTTATCCATCTCTCATTCTTTAAGTATCTCAGCCCATATCGGGTCTTTTTCTGTTAGGTATTGTGTTATCGTCATGGTTTAAGCAATTATGATGCTTCCGATGATTCCAAAGATAGTTAGCCAAAACATAAATAGAAAAGGAGTTGTATACTTCCAAAATATGAGAGTGTTTCTCTTATCCCATCTTCTGAGTTGTTCTGTTGATTTGCTCATCTGTTCAATTATTTGATTTTTGATTCCAGTACATCCCTCATCAATCCCTGTTGAAGGTTAAACTCAGGAAGCACAAGAGATTTCTCTGTGAATACTATTCCTCTTGATGCTGTCCGTTCTCGCTTGCTCTTGACTTTCGTTAGGAGTTCTTTGTAATCGTCTGGAGTCATGCTGCTTCTTGTTGTTCAAATGTTCGGATATAGTGTCTCATAAATAGATCATCTTTTGACTCAAGTCTTATCTGAGATCGGTTGATCATAGCGTTTCCGGTTGATCTATCTTTTCCAAAGAAGATTCCGAGTACTGTCGGGAGTCTTGAATACCCATCGTACTCCTCGACTATTCGCCTTGCAACAGCATCTCTCATCGGAACTCTCTCACCCTCCCTTGATTGATTGTTCTCGTCCGTTACCTCATAGCCTATTATTGCGCAGAGTCTGAACATCTCATTTTTTATTGCGCCTTCAATGGTCATGTCTTTGTCTGTGCAATATATCTGATTGACCTTCTTTGCCAGTTCAGTTGTCTCATTGCTGTCTGTTCCGATCAATCCTCCGTAGTACTCCAGAATCTCAATCACTCTCTTTTTTTCTTGAATTGTCATTTCGTCTATTGTTTATCGGTTAGTAATTCCTTGAATATTGGCGCAAGCGTAATCGCTGTGCAAATTATCGCAAATGGTATCATGTCTATTTGGTTTGTAATACGTTTCTGAATAGGTAATTCTCAACTGCCTGTCGTTCCGGACTATCCATGTTAGCAGAAAACGACATTCCGCTTACTTTCTTGACTGGTTTGATCTGACCATTCTGAACAAGATACTTATAAGCTCCGATGAAAGGTGCTGCAAAAGGAATCTTGTTGTCTCTCTTAGTCCATGAAAGAACCAACTCCCAACTCTCATCAGGAGAAATCAGG